CGCTGGTATCGGCTACTCGTTCCGTGATGATCTGAACGTGCCGGATGGTGCGTTCGTGCCTCCGCAGCCGTACCCGTCGTGGATTCTGGACGAGGATACTTGTCTCTGGGAAGCCCCTGTCCCTTACCCGACTGACGGTGGCACATACACATGGGATGAGGCTACGGAGTCGTGGGTTCTCGTGGACGGTGGAGAGTAACTACTGGTGCGTATCGCGCTGGTTACTTCCCTGTTCGGGGATTACGATCCGCTGGGTTCGCCGCCTGCGGGGTTCGATGACGCCGTATGCGTTACTGATTCGGCAGACGGTATCCCTGACGCTTGGCGAACGGTAGTGCAGGAAGGTACAGACGACCCGAGGCGTGACAGCAAGATCGCGAAGATGCAACCCTGGCGGTTCACGGACTGCGACGCAGCAATCTACCTAGACGCATCCATCGAAGTAACGTCCCCCGATCTCCGCGCATGGGTCGAACCCCAACTAGCCGCTAACGATCTTATGGTGTGGTCGCACCCGGAAGGTCGGACCTGTTACCGGGATGAGGCGGCGATCTGTTGGGACTGGCCTAAGTACGCACGGTATGACTTGCGCGGTCAGGTCGCGGCGTATGAAGCAGACGGGATGCCTGAGAAGTGGGGGTTGTTCGCGTGCGGGATGATCGGCTGGCGCTTCACGAACGAGGCCAGAGAGTTCGGTTGCATCTGGCTCCATGAGCAGTTTGCGTGGTCGTGCCAGGATCAGGTATCGCTTCCGTATCTGTTGTGGCGTGAGGGTAAGTCGTTTGGTATCTGGCCTGCTAACCAATACCAAAACCCATACATCAGGATTAGATGGGATCGTCGCCCGGTAGGTAATGGACCTTCAGCCCCACAGTAAATGATCGGGGTGCTTATGCCCCCAATGATGCGCGCAAATAGAGTCGGGGTGCGGTTCGCCCCACGGCGTATCCGTCCACGGATTACAGAACCGGGCAGGCAGCACAGGCGTATCCGGGTACTGCTGTTCCTTAATCCGTGTCAGCAACTTTGGCCCGGTCTGCCAGTCAATCGAACGTGTCTCCGTCGCGATGTTGCCGGGGATCGCGTCAATCACCGCACGAATAAGCGGGTGCTGTGGGGCACTCATCATCCAAGCGTTAGAGATCAGCCAATCGTCAATCTCGTTAGCAAGCAGAATCTTCATGCGCGAGAACTCTTCAGGGATCGGACGCAACGGTTCCATGTCGGTATTTACGTACAGTCCGCCGAATGAGTAGAGCAGTTCATATCCGAGCAGATCGGCTTGGGCTACCTGGATGATGCTCGCTTGCTTGGCTGCGCCAGGGTTTGGTGTCCAGATGTTTCCGCACTCATGAAACAGATCTTCGTTGATGAGTTGCGGGACTGTTTCGTAACTCCAGTCGATGAGGTGCCAATCAGGATTAAGGTCGCGCCACTTCTCCCCGTACTCGACGTATTCTCTCGGCATTTCCCTCGGGCCGAACCATGCCCGGTGAATCAGTTTGGGGATCGCCACGCCACACCCTCGTTTTCTCTGTACCAATCGACCGTGCGCTTGATTCCTTCACTAAGAGGGATGAACTCTGTGTGATTCATGCCGATAGCCAACAGGGTAGTAACGTCAGCAGATACGACGGTTCCCAACTGTCGTATGGTGCGGCGAACATCTGTAGGCCTCAGACCGGGATTGGCTCGGACCACGGCATCTTCGACGATACGGAGGTCATACTCGGTGCTGATGGGGCCACCGTGAGGCTCTCCGGCTCTCATAGGGACCGCTTCGATGATCGCCCCAGGTACGTTCCGCTGGACTTGCTCTGCGACCTTCAGGACCGTCGTAGGCTCCGCATTGCCGACATCTACAGGATGGTCCGGGACGATGCCCTCGCTGGCCTTCTCCAATGCCTGCACGAACACGCTCGCCACATCAGTAACAAATACGCAGTCGCTTACCTGAGTGCCGCCACCGTACAAGCGCATCGGGTCACCCGACAAGGCGGAGCATATGAATGAAGGCACGATCTTGCGTACCTTGCTGCTTCCGTACGGGGCAGGCGTCGACTGACGAGGACCGTATGCGTTCATCGGGCGCACGCTCGTTACTCTGAGGCCGCGATCTTCTCGGTACATATTCACGAACGCTTCTGCGGCTGACTTTGTGATGCAGTAGGTGCCCCGAGCGATATTTGCGTTACCTACTGCGGCGAACACGACGGGCAGATCATAGCGGGATGCTGATTCGAATACGTTGAGAGTGCCGATGATGTTGGTGTCTGCGGCGGGGAGAGGGTTGTCGATAGTCTCGACTGTCCCGAGGACGGCTGCCATGTGGATGATTCCGTCTACGTGTGCAGCGAGTTCCTGAACTATAGTGGCGTCACGAACATCACCAAGCATCGAATCTGTGCCGCGACCCTTGTGGTCAAGGATGAGTGCCTCGTGGCCTCGGCGCTGTATCTCTTCAACGATGTATCCGCCGATGAAGCCGTTACCTCCGGTGACTCCGATCTTCACTTTATTCCCCTCACCTTGTTCTCCCAGTAGGACAAGTCAGTACGGGATGTGATGTTGTCGCCGTGGAGAATGTATTCGTAGTCGATGTTCGGGGAAGCCTGGAAACGTGCCCCGTTCTTAGCGGCATCTATCCAGAACATCCAGTCTTCGCAAATCATGTCGCGGTATCCCTGCTTTTCCCAGACGGAACGTTTGAACGGGGATCCTGAGAAGACGAGGTTGTGTTGCGAGCGCAGGATATCCTTGGCGGTTACATGGTGCGCTGGCAGCCACTTATCTCCCAACTGCATCCCGAACATGAAGACGTCAGCGAGACAATCGTGAAGGCTGTTGAGCGCGTGCGGGAAGATGATGTCATCTACATCCATCTTGCATATCCACTCTGTATCCATGGAGGAGATGCCTTCGTTGACGAGTACTTGGGGATGCCAACGGAATGTCCCGTGCGCCTGAAGGAAGCGGACCCTGCTGAGATTCGCGGCTCCAAGGAGAGATATGCAATCAGGGACATCATCTGTTACGACCATGATCTGGTCAGGTTGCCGTTCCAGCATCGTCATGGCACGCATCCAGCGCGGCAGGAAGGCGCGATACTTATCTCCGTGCGCTACCGCCACCACCCCTACAGTCACAGCGCGTACCAAGTCTTCCTGTCGATGACACCGGTCACAGCGAGATCCGACGCATCCTGAAACGCTCGCACCGCCTTACTGACAGCGAGATCGTAGCGGCCATCAAGGGGACCATCGTAATGACCCAGTTCCGTTAGCCTGCTCTGCGCCCATAGAACCAGTGCACCACGATCGCCAGTATCTAGTGAATGGCGGTACGGAAGTGCCGCATCACTTTCAGATGGCGTCTCGGTTGTGTGGGTACGGGCTTTACGGTTATCGCCTGCCATAGTCCTGTATCCTAAGGCAGTTGCGATCTTGATTGCGGGAGCGTTCCGGGAGTGTCGGTAATGGGTGCAAAGCCTTCGTGGAAGTTGCGTCGCCGTGCCGTCTTTGGCTCCATGCTCTTCGGGGCAGCGATCATCGTGTATGTGGCGTTCCGTTGGGATGACACGGCACTTGCGCAAACCCTGGCTCTCTCGGGCTTCGGACTGATCGGTGCTGTGGTCGCCGCCTACATCGGTGGCGCGGCGTACGAGGACGTACGGCTCAGGCCAGACGCACAACTTTACGTTACACGCTCGGCGACCCAGGATGACTACTCGCTAGAGGCAGACGAATATCAGGAGGGGAAATGATGTGGACTAAGGCTTTCTGGATGGACGCCACCGAGAGGGCTATCAAGACATTTGCACAGGTGATCCTGGCCTTGGGGGTCGCTGGCGCTCTAAACGCCTTCGCTGTGGACTGGATGACCGTCCTGGGTATCGGCCTCGGCGCGGTGCTGCTGTCTTACGCCTCTTCGATCACGACTGCTGAGATCCGCAAGAGTGACACGGCGAGCCTCGTCAAGCCCGAGTAGTAACAACACATAACTGAATAACGTGAGGAGTGGCGTGTGAATCTTCAGGAGCAAGCCATCAGCATCGCGGCACTCATCGCAGCCGTCACAGCCATAGCAATCTTCACATACCGCGTCTACAAGATCGCTCGACGCATCGACGACACCCTCGGGGTGGACAAGGAAGGCCGAACCATTAGTGACAGGCTTCTGCGAGTCGAGCATCAACTGTTCCCTAACGGCGGTACCAGCCTGAGCGACAAGATCACGCGCGTCGAGAGTGAGCAGCGTGTCATGCAGGGGAAACTAGATACGGTTGAGACAATCGTGAACAGTCTACTGAGGGAGAGCAAGTGAGCGTATGGCTGAAAGATCTGAATAAAGTCCTGAAGAAAGCAGGCGTACCCGTTATTCAAGAGAAGTACACGCACGGCCCATACAACGGGAAGACCTGGAAGACCGTAGGGTTCAACGGGCAGGGCTACAGGGACTTCAAGTTCATCCTCTGGCATCACGACGCCTCGCCGCAGGGCGATTCGCCCGGTGCGCTCGAATGGATGAAGTACATGGAGATCGCCCCTGCTGGTGCCATCTGGGTATGCTCGGGCTGTAACGGTAAGCACGCGTCGGGCACATGGCACCTAATCGCCGCTGGCCTGTCAAATCATGCTGGCACCGGAGGTAACGACCCCGGCAAGCGCGGCAACACATGGGGAGTCCCAGTAGATGGGATGAACGCTGTCGCTCTCGGTATCGAAACCGATCACACCTACGGGGAGCGCTGGACCGGGGCAAAGAAGCAGGCCCAACTGAACTCCCTTCGCAGGGGTACGGCAGCGATCATGCTCGCCTACGACCTGAACCCGAAGCCTGGACTGATGCGACATCTGGACTGGACCAACGGTCTGATCGACGGTAACGGCAAGTTCGTCACCTACGGGCGTAAGAACGACGTAGACGGCCTAGATCTTGCCGACGAGCGTAGGCGCGTGAAGCGCATCATGGCGGCTCTGAGCGCCTCTGAGGACCCTGCAACGGTCACTACAGAGGAAGCCATGGGCAAGCAGCCCCAAAGCCTCCTGCGTCGCCTATTCCGCCGAGCCGATGCCTAAGCCAAGCCTCGCCGAAGCGTTAGCAGGACAACAGCCTAGATACGGTGGACCGTCCTGCCGAATCTGCGATCTGCTACCGACACTACCCGACGAAGACGCCAAAGCACTCCGCACAGCGTTCGAAGACAGACGCTACACAGGCACCATGATCGTGAACGCACTCAAAGACTACGGCGAGGATGTATCTATCAGCACGGTCCGCAGGCACCGTCGCAGAGAGTGTTCCTCCCAAAGATCGTAGGTCGAGCGCTCCCTACACGGTGGGGAGGGGTGGCGATCCCCCTCTCGTTGCCCCTCCCTACCACCGAGTAGCGCGACACGTTAGACACTAAACAAAGGGAAGCGTTACGCCGGTAACGGATATTCTTGTTGCTGGCGGAAGGCGGTGCGGGTATGTCTGAGAGTGCTTCGATAGAGAGCCGGATCGACGATGCGGTGATGGCTTATCTGCGTGAGACTTATGAGGCTCCTGCGATCTTGACTGGCTGGGTTGTCGTGGCTGAGTTTGTTGATACTGACGGGACTCCTGAACTTGCCGCGTTCGCTTCGACGGGTATGCCGTACTGGAAGATCAACGGAATGATTGAGGCTGCACCGCATGAGATGGAGTACGCCTACGAGGATGAGGATGAGGATCTGTGAGTGATCTTGCCGCCAGCCTCGATGATTGCGTTACTCGTGTCGGTGAGATGCCTGACGATGAACTCATGGAGTCTTCGCTGCTGGTTGAGCGTGCGTTAGTGCACATGCTTGTTGAGCAGCAGTTGCGCGTGAACGCCAGCGTGTCGTACCTACGCAGCGTCTAACTCATGTCACGATTCGGTGGTGGCGTACTTCACGCAGAACCGAGAGATGAAGGCAGATGGAGTCTGGAACTTCACTCTGCCTGCCTGGGTTGTGGAGTTACCGGACGGTAGCCACTTCAACGTCTGCCCGAACGCTGGGGCCTGTGCGAAGTTCTGCTACGCGAGGAATGGGACTTTCCTGTTCCCGAAGGTTCGCGGTAAGCATCTGAGCAACCTCGAACTTGTCAAGGACGATCCCCTCTGGACTGCGGCATTGGCGGAGGAGTTGGCGCACAAGCGCTTCAGGCCGACAGGCATACCCCGAGTCATACCGGGACTAACGGACGTAACGCATCTGTCGCCGCGTGTGCAGGCTTGGATCCGTGAGGGTGGCGCTGCCGTACGGATACACGACTCTGGAGACTTCTTCTCCAGGGAGTATCTGCTTGGCTGGATCGGTCTGGCGAATATGTTCCCCGACATCCTGTTCTACGCATACACGAAAGAGGTCGCGTTACTCAGGACTGTCGATCTGCCCGACAACTTCCTCATCATCTTCAGCATGGGCGGCAAGCAGGACCACCTCATCGACCCCGACGCCGATAGGCACGCCGATGTGTTCCCCGATCTGCAAGCGATAGAGGACGCTGGCTACATGACCCAGCACCAGTCAGACCTCCTGGCTGTCCTGCTGCCCACGACGCGTGTTGGTATCCCACAGAACAACATCCCGCACTTCAAGAAGCGTCTCGCTGGCCGCACCTTTGCGGAGGCGCAGCGTGACAGGGTGAGGCACAGGTGAAGGCGTGGATCGGGATGCTGGCGGAGAAGGCCGCCTGCCGGAACGCCGACCCCGGCCTCTTCGATAACGTCGATGGGCCTCTCGTCTATTACGCGTTAGCGTACTGTGAGCGTTGCGATGTCGTGAAGGAGTGCGACACGTTCGTCAGGCCACGCCGATCCCTGTATGACGGTGTTGTGGCTGGAAGGTTGTGGCGGAACGGCAGGATCGTCGATGCCGCTCAGGATTCCTTGTGGGACGCGGTAAACTAACACGATGAAGCAGCAGGCAGCGCTCACTCCACTTCAGGTATTCGCTGTCTCGCTTCACGAGTTATTCTTGGCGTTTCGTGAGGCGGGATTCACGGAGTCGCAGGCGATGTTCCTTACGGCGCAGAGGATGAACGCAGATGCACGGAGATGACACAGGCTCAGGCCGGGACGAGTTCACTGAACTAGGATCCTCCGGTCTGCGGCGTTCAGGCGGGATCATCAATGAAGAGTTCCTGCCGAACCTTCAAGGTGTCAAGGGCTTCAAGGTCTACCGCGAGATGCGGGATAACGACCCCGTTGTTGGGGCGATGCTGTACGCGATCGACAAGGTAATCACTCGACTGGAGTGGAAGGTCGAGGGTGAGGACGAGCGTACGGCTGTGTTCGTTCAGGAGTGCCTGGATGACATGAGCGATTCGTGGGATGCGACATTGCAGAACATCCTGTCGATGCTGGTGTACGGCTGGTCCTTTCATGAGATCGTGTACAAGATCCGTGGCGGCTTGACTGGCGACCCGAAGACGAACTCACGCTTCAAGGACCACCGTATCGGTTGGCGGAAGTGGCCTGTCCGGGCGCAGGAGACTCTTCAGGAGTGGATGCTGGACGAGCGTGGCGGTATCCAGGGAATGGTCCAGATGGACCCGTCTGGTGGCGGTCTGCACCGTATCCCGATCGACAAGGCTGTACTGTTCCGTACGACGACGAACCGCAACAACCCCGAGGGCTACTCCCTACTGCGTAACGCTTACCGTCCGTGGTTCTACAAGCGCAGGATCGAAGAGATCGAAGCGGTCGGTATCGAGCGTGACCTTGCTGGGCTGCCGATGGCGTTCGTGCCTCCCGAGTATCTGATGGGTTCCGCTAACGCCGCGCAGAAGGCTGTCCTTCAGGCTGTCACGGAGATCGTGCAGAACGTGAAGCGTAACGAGCAGGAGGGGATCGTGTTCCCTGCCGCCTACGATGAGCAGGGGAACCGGGTATTTGATCTTCAGTTGCTTTCGGCGTCTGGCGCGAGGCAGTTCGATACGGGCGCGGTCATTCAGCGTTACGACCAGCGCATCAGCATGTCACTCCTGTCAGACTTCCTACTCCTGGGTAGCGACAAGGTCGGGTCGTTCGCTCTCGGTACGGCAAAGGTCGACCTGTGGACCCTCGCGGTGGACAGTATCGCTAAGACGATCGCCGAGGTAGTGAACCAGTACGCGATCCCTCGTCTACTGAAACTGAACGCGATGCGTACCGACAAGATGCCTGAACTAACCTACGGTCAGGTGTCGAGCGTCGAACTCAGCGAGGTCGCGGAGTACGTCTCGAAGTTGATGGGTGTCGGGGCGATCCTGCCCGATCCTGGACTCGAAGGACATCTGCGCTCGCTTGGAGATCTTCCCGAGTCCGAGCCGTTAGTCTAGTCTCATGCTGGTGTTCAAGGCGTGGCGCAAGTCGCCAGCGCTGACACAGGAGACTACGCCGAGCCAGCGCAGGATCACCCGCATCCTGAGCGACGCACAGCAGGCAGCCGCCCGGGAGTTCGGTGAGCGGCAGCGTGAGGTCGCTGATCTGCTTTCACGCGGTCAGGTTGATCGTGTCGTGGCGATGCTGCCGACCGAGCCTTGGCTGATAGCGCAGGATCAGTTGGCCGCTGAGTTGCTTGGGGAATTGCTGGACGCAGGTTCGCGCGTAACTCTTCCGTCGATCGAGAAGGCTACGTTGTCGTTCTCCTTCGACCGTGGCCGTCCGGAGTCTGCGTCGTGGGCACGCCAGCAGGCAGGCAACCTCATCACAGAGATCACCGGAGGGCAGCGTAACGTCGTCAGGGACATCGTTGCGCAGGCCGCTACAGGGGCACCGGGATGGATGGAAACCATGACTGGCGGACCCGACTGGCAGGATGTCGCGCGCGCCGTCCAGGGTTCGATCGGCCTCACGACACAGCAGGCAGGCTGGGTAGAGAACTACTACGAGCGTGCGTTCTCTAACGCCATCCGTGGTGGGGCGAGCAGTAGCAGGGCAAGGGATCTTGCTTCGGCGTCAGCGGCGCGTTACCAGACGAGCATTCACCGCTACCGGGCTAACACTATCGCCCGTACTGAGACTATGCGTGCCGCAAGCGAGGGACGTATGCAGGCGTGGAGCCAAGGCCTAACGGACGGGTTCATTTCGCCGCTCTGGGATAAGGAGTGGATCGCGGAGGCTGATGCATGCGATATCTGCCTCGGGATGGACCGGAAGCGTGTGAAGGTGAAGGAGTCGTTCTCCTTCGGCGAGCCTCCTGCTCATCCGAACTGCCGATGTGACGTTATCTTGGTGCCGCCGAATGTGAAGCCTCAGACGGGTGGCGGATTCGGTTTCACCGTATCTGATGTCCTGTTCAATCTTCCGATCGACGACATTCTCGTCGGGCTACTGCAGAACATGCCACTACCGAGGATTCCTGGCTGGGGAGCGCGACAGCCGACACCCGAGGTCACGCGACCCGCAGAACCGCCACGCTTCCCTGAGATCAAGGACAGGCCGTCATTCGATGAGGTCATGGAGCAGGCCGACGACATCTTTGATCGTGTCGCGGCGCAGGCGCAGAGTGAGATTACTGCGGGAAGAGAACTTGACCTAGGTGACCGTATCCTTCACGAGTTGTACAAGACGATGGGATACGACGATTTACCGATGGTCGCGGATGAAGACGTATTTCAGAAACTCGCTGAAGGGCAAACGATTTGGATGCGCGGCCTCCGCGATAAGTTAGCCAGCGCGAACAGTCCGCGTGTATCGGCGGCGGAACTTCTGGACGCGTTGCGGTCTGGCCGGTACTACGCCGGATACGGTGTGTTCGGTAACGGAACCTATACGACGAACGTAGCGGGTACCGCTGTTCAGTACGGTGGTGGCGAAATCGGCAACGTTGTGCGTATTTTGCTGTCCCCTGCCGCTAGGGTAATTGAGCAGAAGCAACTATTTGACCTTTACAGCGACTTCATAGATACCCAGCCTTCCGATAACGCCAAGCGGATCGCAAGCGACCTTGGGCGCTTTGCCGCCGCGCTCGGCTACGACGCGATCAGGGTTGATGGAGCCGGTTTAGGGGCAAATGAAGATTATTTGGTGATCCTGAACCGTGGGGCTACGGTAATTGCGGGGAGCAACGGACTGGGGCCAGGAGTGATTTCCTCACGGACGCTCATGCGAACATGGAATGACGCCATCTCTGAGGACCCGAGCCTGCTGCAAACGTTCGACAGTATGTACAGTTACGCGATCAGCAGAGGCTTCACTTCGGTCTTGGATGGCGACAAGGTACGGGACATATCGGAATTCCTGTAGGGGAGATGACTAGGTGTCTGTAGCCAGCAATCCAGATGACTCACGCAGATTAGCGTTAGCGATGTACCGAGCCGACATGACTGGCGCGGAGCGTATTGATGCTGCTCGCGCGGCGATGCAGGCCGCGACCTGGAAAGACCTGCCACAATGGTTACGCAACATAGTCGCGGAGACAGAACGGGAACATGATGGATCTTCTTGATCGCGTGAACGCGCTAACGGATGACCAGTTGCAGATGGTCGCTGAGCGCGACGATGCCTCCGGTGTCCTCGCCGCCTATCGGCTCGCTGAGTTGCGTGGCCTGCCGTACCCGGACCGGGAGACTGTGATCCTGGGTGAAGGCTATGTCATTGTGGCGCAGAACGGACAGATCCAGAAACTCCCTATCGAATCTGTCAGCAAGGTCATTCGTGAGGAGTCTGGCGAATACTGCGTGTATTCGGAGGATGGTGCGCGTTCGTTCGGCTGCTACCCGACGATGGAAGGTGCGGAGGAGCGTCTGCGTCAGATCCACGTGTTCCGTGCTGCGCTGCGCGAGGGATCTTTCGTTTCGTGGAACTCTTCTGGCGGTCGCGCTAGGGGCCAGATCGAACACATCATGTACGAGGGAACGCTCGGCGTACCGGATAGCGACTTCTCTATCAACGCGGAGCCGGACGATCCTGCGGTCCTTATTCGTATTTGGCGGCAAGGCTCCGAGGGCTGGGCAGCAACCGAGACCCTCGTCGGTCACAAGATGTCTACCCTCACGAGCATCCAGTCGCTGAAGAAGGAGACGAAGCGCGAAGACGATGAGGACTTCCCTGCCGAGGCGTTCGCTTATGTGCCTGACCCTGAATCTCCTTCGACTTGGAAGTTGCGGCTATGGGACTCGATGGAAGAGAAGGTAACCGCTGCTCAGGTGGGTCGTGCGCTCGCTGCGCTGGGACCGGGTGGCTTTCGGGGGAACAGGGTTCAGATCCCAGCGGAGGATCTTCCTGTTGTGCGCCGCAAGATCCTTGCTGCGTGGCGGACCGTCCATGAAGCAGACGAGCAGATCCCGGACGTACTGAAGAAGGAATCTTTTGTTCCGCCGCAGGGTGTTCAGGAAGCGGCGCAGCGCGCGTTGGAATGGATCGCTGAGGGGCACGCCGGCTCGGGTTTCACGGATGTTGGTCGGGCGCGGGCAGCGCAGTTGGCTCGCGGTGACGCGGTGAGTGAGACGACTATCGGGCGTATGCGTTCGTTTCTGGCGCGGCATGGAGTGAACCGGAACAAGCCCGGCTGGAACGCAGGCGATGAGGGCTTCCCTTCGGGTGGTCGGGTCGCTTGGGATGCGTGGGGAGGTGACGCTGCTGTCTCGTGGACTGAACGCATTATGGGACAGATAACGGACGAGGAGAAGCAATACGATCCTGATGATCTGCTGACCCAGCGCCAGGAACTCATGTACGAGAAGTACGAGTGGATCGCGGAGATGCTTGGGCCGTGGGACGGCGGTATCAGCGGTTCGGGTGCCCACTACATCCCCGCTGTGGATAACGTGTTTGCTGAGTCCGGTATCAAGTGCGCCAACTGCGTCTTCTTCGAGGGTGGCGGCGGCTGCGAGATCCTGACGCAAATGGTTGAGCCGGAGGGTGCCTGCAAACTCTGGATCATCCCCGAGGGGCAAGTGAAGGAGACCGTTAAGTCTCTGTCCCGCGATGACAGGTTCCTCCGCAAGCAAGCCGCTAACAGATTCACGCTTGGGCCTCTGTATGTGCCGGACTTCATGGACGCGCATGGCGAGTGGACTGATAGCGACGAATTGCAGCAGGCCGTGTGGAAGTGGGTTCAGGGTGGCGACCGCACCATCTACCTTCAGCACGATAGGAAGGTTCGGGCTGGCGAGTGGGTTGAGGTCATGACGATGCCGCAGCCTTGGACCGTCGATATGCTGAACGGGCAGGGCGAGTCGATCGGCAAGATCACCTACCCGAAGGGCACCGTCTTCCTCGGCGTTATTTGGGATGAGGGTCCCTGGCGGCAAA